TTGCTACAATGTGCCAAAGAGTACTAAAGGTATAGGTGTTTACTATATTACTAAAGATAATGGTGTTGTCACCAGTAACCTAAAAGTTAAATCAGTGGTGCGTAAAGCTACTGCTAAGTTAAAGTACACGAAGTATAGTATGATACTTGTAGTCTATAAATCTGGCAAGAAAAGAATGTTTAAAGTGTTGGCATTTATTGATGGAAGTACTAAGCTGTTAAAGGTTTACAGAGGTAAGTCTGATAACCTAGATGGTGTTGAGTTCAGACACACAACTGAAGTTGATGACATATCAAACCTTGTGACCAAAAACCAAAGTACCATTGTTATAACAGCTGACGGGGTTGCTGTACTTAGTCCTAAAGTATCATATGTGGTCGCAGATATAGTAGATTGGATTACAGATGATAACTATAACCCACAAGGGCTAGTAGTAACCTACAACAGTGAAGTATATAGGTTCATGATAAGTAACTTTGGTGACTTAATAGACAGTGGGTTACAAGATAGACATGTGGTACTTAAAGTACAAGAAGTGAACGGAAAAATAGTAGGGGTATCATTTAGTGGTGTGAAGAGGTTATGGCATACAGAATTTAAACATTGTCAAATTTGTAAATCTGTCAGCAATAAGCACAAAACTGAAGGTATTTGTAAGCGATGTTTTGGTAAAATACCCCACATGCTGAAGTACAAAAACACTTGTACAGAGCATGTGACCTCAGATTATGAAAAAAGGTGGAACTTGCAATATGGTGATTTAAAAGTTAGAGCATATTTGATTGACCAACAACTGCATCTTGAGAGAGTAGGACAACAGTTAATAGAGTTTAAGGAGTACCAATAATGATAGAGGACTCTTTTAGTAACTCACGGATAATGTGCAGTAACTCAAAAAAGAGTGGGTATGTGTATGAGTATAAAGATACCGCATTACAGTACAAGTATATACAGTATAACGCCCATGCACTATTTGAGCTTATAGTTGATATAGATGGGAAGTCTTTAGAGGAGATTGATGATTTACTACTAGAACATCAGTTACCTCAACCATCTTATATAGTACAGACAGATAACGGTGCTCATGTACATTGGGAACTTAAATACCCAATATCTTACAAAAAAGTACATATGCTACAATGGGCTAGAGAGGTGCTGCTGGCACTTAACTACCGATTATGTGGGGATGAACACGCAGTAGCGGTTAAACCACATATCTTCAGAAACCCAGCTAAGCACTACACAGAGTGGTTTGGTGGTAAGTATGTATTATCAGACTTTAAAGCTGTTAAAGCTTCTGTTAAAGAAGAATTAGGGTTTTTAGTTGGTAAAAAATCAAATGGTAGACGAGTGAGTGTCGATTTTACTAAAGTGGAGAGAGGAGAACGACACCAAACATTGTTTCATTATCTTAGGTACGAGGGATACAACTTACAGTGTCACGATGCCCTTTTTAATGAAGCACAGAGAGTAAATGCCCTTATGCCTCACCCAATATCTATTAGTAGGGTAGAAGGTATTGTTAAAAGTATTTGTAAATTTGTTGACAATAACTACGATGGTATTGCACTAAACAAAAAAGAACAGATAGAGCATAACCAACGTGTGGCTAAACAGAAGCATAACAAAACTATTACCAAGATACTAGCTAAGCTAAAGTCTTATAAAGTATCCAGTATTAAATTTATGTCTGGCAAAGCAGTTGCTAGTATGTGTGGTGTCTCACAGTCTACTATTAGTAGATACAGAGATGACATAGAGCAAGCACTATGAGTTGGACATATAAAGGTGAAAGTTTCACGGAGATACCAGATGGTGCGGAGGCATTTGTTTACAAAATTGTATTTGCATCAGGTGAATACTATATTGGTAAAAAGAACCTATATAGCACAAGGAGGTTACCACCACTAAAAGGTAAGAAACGGAAGAGAGTAGTTACTAAAGAATCAGATTGGAGAACCTACACATCAAGCAGTGACTTGGTTAACCAAAAGATAAACGATGGTGAACCTGTAGCTAGTATGCAAATACTACACTTATGTAAAGCCAAAGGAGTAGCTACATGGTTAGAATTAAAGGAAATGATATTACATGATGTACTGTGTAATCCATTAGCTTTAAACTTAAATATTTTAGGTAAATTTTATAAATGCTACGGGGAAGATGATGTACTTAACTGAATTAAAAGATGCTCTGATAATAGTACCTACCACTATGGTGTGGGTGGCTATTAAAGAGGACTCTTGGTTGGAAGCCTACGCAGATGGTTCATGGAATGATGTGAACCAAAAGTTTGGAGGCAATCTAAACATAAGAGATGTTAAAATGGGTACATTGAAAGATGTATGGAAATATGGGTACATTATAAGACCTGTAGAAGAATACAAAGACTTTAAAGTTAGAGGTATTTGTATAAAACGAAAGAAAGGTGATAGACAAATATTATGATGGAAGTAATTAACAGAATACATAGAGATAAAAACATTGATGTGTCACGACTTATAGAGTTGTATGAAGATGGTGTTAATACAAGAAGTATTGCAAAGCAGCTAGATTGTACTACAACCACCGTAAGAACTACGTGTAGCCAACTGAACCTAAGATTAGCTAATAAGTACAGAGCTTCAGACTTAGCTGTCCTACGTAGCAGAATGGAATCTAAAGACGTTGATGCAGATACTAATGACGTGCTACAGCGTAAGGTCACCAAACTATCCAAAAGCTTACAACACGCAAGAGATGAGCTACTTGTGCTACGTAAAAGTGTCAGAGAGAGTGCAAGAGAAGATAAATACTTTGAGACCCTAGAAGAAACTTTAAATAGTGCACTTGATGGTTGGGACTTGGAGTTACCTACTGTTATTGAGGTTGAGGGGATTGAAAGAGTATCTGAAGATGGTCTTGTAGCTACCATAGGGGACATGCACTTCGGTGAAGTTGTTACAGAGAACTCAGTACCTAATAATACCTACAACTACGATATTGCTGAAGCAAGATTAGATAGATTTTGTGATAGTATTATGAACTATCAGTTGCAATCAGACAACCTAACAATTATAGATTTAAAAGATACACTTAGAGGTATTATACATAATGGTATAATTGAAAGTGAAACATCATTTGTAGAGTCTATTCGTAGAGCTGTGCAAATACAATTAAAGTTTTTCACCACTTTATCACAAGTTTATACACACATAGACGTTTACTCTACGGGAGATAATCACTCTAGGATTTATGAAAAACCAGTAATGCGTAACAAAGAAGCAGACTACTCTAGGATGATAGATGAACTCTTAATGATGCTACTAGACTCTGCTGGTGTTGATAATGTTACTATACACACTACAGACTCTGGGTATCATTTAATAGACATAAACTCTGCCAATATCTTAGCGTTTCATGGAGATACTGTACGGTCATTTAAAGTACATTCAGCAACTGCTCGTTCACATGTACAAGACTTATGTGGTCAAGTGTTTGGTGATAGTTATAAACACTCCGTTAATGGTCATCAGCATCAGGCTATGCTTGCATCAAATCAGTATGGTGGTTTAAGTATCCAAAATGGAACTATGGTTGGTTCTAATGAGTATGGTTTAAACTCTGGTATGCGTTCAATAGATGCTATCCAAACTATATTCATGGTTAATACCAATGGTGATATAGAGGACGTTAAATTCGTTAATCTTAACGAGTAAATAGTAGAAGACCCCTAGAGGTCTTCGTCTATTTATTCTGTTGTGTAGCAATCCAATGGTTTATGAATTGTTGCCCATAAGACTCTTGCATACTACTGTACTTTCATGGTTATATCAGTAACAACATTATTTACGTCACCATCTAAATATCTACACCACATAGTGTATTCTTTACCTCGTTCCCAAGATGCTGTATCAGTGTATGCAATATCAAAGTAGACCTTATCTTGACTTAATAAGAAACTTTTAGTATCTATCTTTTCACCTTTGTAGTTTCTAATCTCAACATCCATAGTTGCAGTATCTGAGAATTGACTACCATCTTTTTTAGTTACCTTAAAAGATATACTTTCCTCTGGGTAAATAATTTGACCTTGTAATTTTGTGACCTGTAATAGTTCCATCAGCTAACTCCTTGTGTTTGTATGTTGTCTGTGTCAACAGAGATGCCTATAGTGAACTCTTGGATATCTACCTCGATAGGAGACACCTCTGTTTTCGTCTGTATAGTTTGTTTATCCATTGTCACTTCTAAAACACTATCATTCTCTATATTAATCACCACAGAGTCTGCTAGACCATCATCCCCCATACCCATAGTTATAAAACTCATACTCTCTCCCTTTTGTACACAGCTCTCATGGTAGGATTACCAGCAGCATCAAATAAGTTAAACCTAGCTATTTCTTGGTCATTAGTACCTTTAATGATTAACTGATTACCTATAAGTTCCCAATTACCTAATTGGGCATCTGTTATACTTTGGTTAATATCAGTGACTGCTTGTGTCACTTGGTCACCTGTGGCAAGACCCGTGATATCTGCCTTCCACTCATCTTTACTGTCGTAAGTATTAAGAGCTTGATGTATTGTGCTGTCTTCAATAGTTACTTGCATAATATCATTAGAGGTGGCAAGACCTGTAGTATCTGCTTTCCACTCATCTTTACTATCATAAGTATTAAGAGCATCGTGTATCATATCGTTATCAATAGTTACATTATTGGACAAGGTTCTATCTTGGTACTCCCAAATAGCCTGTGCTGTAGTACCACCACCGTAACTACTTTCAGCAACTATCACCTCTACCTGTGGTGGGATGTATTGAATATCTACCTGTACCCCAGCGGTTAATGGTGCTCTGTTGAAACAATACACACCCTCTTTACCATCATCTGTAATAATAGTACCTGTAATAGATAAAACGTGGCTTATATCATAGGGCACTATCCTAGCACCCTCCAGTAACGTGAAGTATCTTTCGGTATACTTACCACCACCTTTAGAGATATTACCATCCCCCTTCATAAAATTAGTATACTTTCGTAATTCTTCCTGTTCTTTACGTAATCTTCTGACATCTTTATATATCTCTAAAGGATGTACAGAAGCATTTACAGTATCAGAATGTAAATAAATTAAACGGTTCTCCCCATCTATACTACTAACTACTGGCATATAAGGCATCCTCCCCGTATTTATCATTAACAACTTGCTTTACGTACGCAGTAAGTGCAGATGCTATACCATAACCACTTATACTAACTAGCTCTTGTGACACTGGGTCACCAAACCTAAGTATATCTGTTCCAACCCTAGATAAAGGGTTTGATATATATTCAAACTGTGGGTAAGCATTCAATACATTATTAGTTTCTTCATCAACTTCCATTTTATTTATAACTATATGAACCCAAGGCTCTGATTGAGGTTTTGGTATCTCTATAGTTATCTTCGATGCTCTATATTTAATTAACATATACTACTCCTTTATTAAATTTAAGTAGACCCTCCGAAGAGAGCCTTATAAATTTCTGCATTATACACTACTACAAGCAGTATTTTACCTTAAACAGATGATAAACTTAAACATTTGTCTCGGTGGACGGTGAACAAGATTGTGATACCGCAGCATCAGCAATTGTAAATGCAGTTTTCGCTTGAGTTACACCACCATCACCCTCACACAGTGCAACAACATTAGTTGTACCATTAGTTGTAAAGTCATGAGAGAATGTGAATAACGTATCAGCCCCAGTAATGAATGCAGATGTATTATCAGCATCTCCTTTAACTGGTGCACTAGAGGCATCCGTATACGTTGTAGCACCAGCAGAGTTATAACCAGTAGCTAGAAACACATGAAACCATGCTTCGGGGTCATCTATAGCACCTTGACCAATCTCAACAGATACAGAAGTATAAACAGGATAAACAGCAGTAGTCTCGGAGTCATCTTTAAACTCAATACTTGTTCTATCTGCTACAGGTAGGTTCTCAATAAATACACCAAGTCCATCATTAGCCCCAGTAACAGGTCTAATTTTACCAGTTGCAGTATACTCATACCATGTATCATAGTCTTTACCATTCAACAAAGCTTCCCCTGTTGTAACTATAGCATTTGCCTGTGCAATAGCATCAAGATATGCAACACACTGGTCTAGGGTAGCACCACTAGGGTTATGTAGAACCCATGTGAAATCGGCATCCGCACCAGCAAAGCCAGACTCAGTTTGAGCTACAGCTAACTTCTCTAATTCTAGGCCTACAAAGTTTCCAGTAGGTGATGTATATACGTCAGCTAGTGGGTATGTCGCTGGCACAGTTGTAAGGTGGTCACTTTCGTTCAATGCAGCACCCGTTGAGTACCCACCAAGTTCAGCGATACCTAATGTACCAGCTGTGTTAACTCTGTCGTAGTTTTTACCGTAAGTACGAATACTCATATACATAGAGTTAGCCGTGTTGTCAAAGTCACCATTAGATGCATCACCAAACACCTGTGTGGCTTCATCAATGTTTCCACCTTTAACAAAGTCAGCAGAAGTTGCATATTGTGATGCCTGATAGTATGGAGCAGAGCTTGCCTCAATAGCACCCAATCCTTTTACACCGAAGTAGATACGAGTAGTTGCACCACTAGCATCAATCTCATTCCAACCAGAACCACGAATTAGTGCTCTAGTAGCATCATTTGCTGGTACACGACCATTGATAAAGTTATAAGACCCACCAAATTTAAATGTACCAGAAGTCCATCTGTTATACTTTCTTAGGTCTTCATCAACCTTTCTTTCTTGGTTTTCAAAGGCATATATTGCCTCAAACTTTAAACCATCTAATCTAACTAGTGGGTTAGCATCTGATGCTCCACCACCATGCCCAGATAAATCTAGCGTTGGATAGTCGGTTGCATCCCCAAACTCAATTGTACCAGCTGCTTTGTCAAAAAATACATTACCATCGTTAAATGTATTAGAGGTAGCTTGGAATAAACCAGTAGAGTAATTACTTAAATCTATAGTTGCCATTGTAATCCTTTATATTATTGTGATTATTACTTAACAGTAATTAGTTGTTAATTAAGTATGGAACTTAACACCTCTTTTTCTATAACCAACTTACCTTAAATCTCCTCACCTAATATATGCTTTTGTAGAGCTACCGCTAATCTTTCATTTTCAGCTTTTAGGATATCTAGCTTTGAATCACCTTGAGTAATTACCGTATCTAGCCTTACCTTTGCAAGGGTATTAGCCTCGTTTGCTCCTTCTTTATGAGCGTAGTCCATCATTTTCTTAATGACATCTCTAATCTCAAATACCTGTTCCACGTTGTAATCTTTAGACAACTTGAATAACTCCTCCTTGTCTAAAGTTACTATCCAGTCACCTTTAACTCCTTGACTGTCAGTTAATTGGGTCATTCCAGCTCTTGTTATATCAAGCATTTATCTCCTTTTCTGGTGTTAATGTTAAAGTTTGGTCTTGTCCTACTAATGTAAATGGGACTATAACTTCTTTATATCCATCAGCAAACATTTTTACAAATATATCATTATTGATACCATTGTGACTATACTGAAATGAAGTTCCTGAATTATTGGTATAGGATAATTTAGTATCATGGTTTTCTAAATTAACCACTTCATTGTCATATATCTCAAATATTGAACCAGTAATAAGACCATACACAGTGAACGTAACAGGGTTCTCTACTAAAATGCTTCCGTTGTATGGTGTTGAGCAAAAAGATAAATCACAATTAGAAGTTCCATTATTCACTACTGTAAGTGTTTGTCCTGTAGTTCCCATCCACTGTATGTGCATTGAGCACCTACTGTCAAAAGTAATGTTATCTAATTCAAGTCTTAAATCCCCACCAGTCTTTGATACTTTTAATGGTAATGGTTTATCTATATAACCAGTATTAGCTAAAGCATCAACTTGTAGCTGCATGTCTGATTCAGTACCAGATGTGATTAAATCAGTTTCTATTGCACCCTTCTCAAATAAATCAACTCTGATAGTTTCAGCACTCAACGGAGCACCACCACCTAAAGCAGACCAAGTACCAAAGTAGTTTATGTCAAGGTTTGGTGCTGATGGATATTGGATATCTGTACCACCAGTATCGAGTGTACCATCTGGTTGACCATAAGACCAGTCACCAGAGTGTGTACTCATACCATCAGTAGATGTTAATGGATTGCCATCTGTCTTAGAGACTTTAACACCATCAACATACATACCAAACTCACCAAGAGTATTAGCATCCTCAAAAAATACCATAACATGATAAGGTCTATTTACACTTAATTTAAAGTCACTATATGCTTGAATTTTAAAGTTCTTAGACGAATCTGCAATATTACCTAGGAGGATATTACCAAATCCAACAACCATGTAGATATTATTAACTCCACCCCCTTCTTCATAGAATCCACTAGGAACTAAGTATACTTGACCAAGTTGAACCCACCCACCAACATATCTCATTTTATGTTTATTTGTTATATTCGTATAGGGACTATCGGCTGGTTTTGTTCTACTAGCAGTGTTATTAGCTGCCCAAGAGTACACTGCACCTCTACATAAAGGTCTTTGATTAAATCCTACACTACCTGCTTGTAAATTATCAGCATCATCATTACCCATTTCATCGACATAGGTGTTATCTAATAAATGTAAGATATCGGGATTAAGACTTTTAACTATATCTTTATAAGCAGGGACACCATAGTTAGTCTTCACCTCTGAGCTTGTTAACCCAGAATCACTAGTAACAAATACCCAAACACTACCTTCAGTAAATCCTGTAAGTACAGCATCAAATACTATGGATGTATCTCCCCAACTAGTTACTGTTTGTTGAACTAAAGTAGCAGAAGCATAAATAGGACTATCCCCTATTTCTACCTTCCCAGTACCTTGATTCGTTCCAAAATTAGCCCCCTCAGCAACTATCCCAGTGTCTCCCAAGTCAATTTGTGGGTTTACCGAAGTTACTACTGGAGGGAATGCATATGTTACACCAAACACCTGTGATAAAGATATTAAACCCAACTGTCCACTATCATTAGTTAGTGTACCAGTAGCAGCCCCTGTAGACGTGTAAAAATCTACTACAGAGGATTGTAGGGTAGTTAAAATTGATGATGTCGTTATTGCTATATGCCCAGAACCACCACTATTTCTGTGGTACGCTGCACTGGCTGCCGTATTATCGATAACACCATCTACTCTAAACTGTCCAGTAGGGTATGCTCTTTGAGGACTGTCAGGTGCATCTTGATGTAATGTAGCAAAGGCTAAAGTGTAGTCATTATCCTGTATGGTAATATCAGATGTCCCAGCTGTATGACTATACAGTGAAGAGTCATTATGAGATATTGTATCCCAAATAAATGATGCATTATCATTATAGCTACCATCAGTAGCTTCAAGTAGTATCTCTTTACTAGCACTAGGTATCTGCCAGAACTGTAATGTAGCTCCACTAGCACCAGTTATTGTAGCACTTGTAGGGCAAGACCATTGTATATCAAATGTGTCATTTGCAGCTACATCTACTAAACCTGTCCATGTTATAGCTCCAGCCTGTGAAGCATCTGAACCACGTAAGTAACAGTAAGAATATGAACCCACTACAGCAGTAGCACCGTTTCTTCTTAGGTAACCTACAATGTCCTCACGACCTGTGGCTGTTTCAGACACCTTCATTGAGTAAGTAACTAAATACCTACCAGCAGTTGATACAGTTACAGTTGAACCACTTCTATTAAATCCTGTATCTTGTCTAAGATTACTAGATAAATTTAGTGTTCTTACAGTTGAACCACTTGTAGATTCATCAGCAGTAGTTTGGTAAGTAGCAAATTTGTGAGTATTATCTAAGTTAATTATCTGAACGCCACCAGTTCCTGTAACCCTTTTTACTGCCCCAGTTGTACTATTATCAGTTCTATAAAATCTAATTTTGATGTCATCAGATGCACCAGTAACTTCGTGGAACATAGCACCGCTTAGTATCATTGACTGCTGTCCAGATGCCTTTCTTATGTAATCCCCAGAGTAGCCACCAGTGGCTACATCATTAACTACTACCTCGCCTGTCGCTGTAATACGTTCGTTATTAGTAGAATCCGATGTGTAGAACTCATCTGAGTACATGATAAGATACATACCAGTAGGTAGTGTAAATGTGCCAGCACCATAAGTAATACTAGAACCATAACTTTTTTCGGTTGTGTCCCACAACGTATCTAGGTTAGTACCAGTGTTAGGTAATACAGCAGTATCAGCTGAGTTAGTCCTTACTAAAAAATCACCTATTGCCATTATGCATTCTCCTCTATTACTGGAAACACAGTAACTGTTTCATCACTTGAAGTTAAGGTATGTGGTAATATTAATTCTTCATAACCACTTTTAAGTACTTGAATTATAATATCGTTTGTATCCCCATTATGACTATATACATATGTATCCCCATTATGAGTTTCTACTCCTGACAGCTCAGTGTCATAATTACTGTTGGAAGAAACTTCATCATCATATATTCTGATTTCAGCACCATTAAGATAACCTACTGGGTCACTAGCAATAGTTAAAGCAGTAGGGTTAATAATATTAACAGTACCACCATTTGTAGCTGCCACAATAGAAGTATTAGAATTATTGTTAGTAAGGGTCAGTGTGCCTGCACCCAACCATCTCACATGTATTGAAGTTTTACTATCAAAGGTCACATTACTAAATGTTAGGTTAAGGTCTCCCCCACCAGCCACATCTTGTATATCTAGTGTAAGCGGTGCGTTCCCATAGGTATTCCCATCAATGTAAGTTTCAACATCACTTTGCATGCTTGCCTCAGTCCCTGAGCCTAAGTAAATATCTGCTAAAGCCCCTTTCTCAAAAAGTACCTCTCTAATTTGAGTCTGGGTCGGTATGCCAGCATTAAATGTAGCCCATTGATTGTAGTAGCCACTTTTAGCAGATACAAGTTTGAGTGGAGCACCACCAGTTGCAAAATCCGAAGTAGCTGTACTCCCTCCAAATTTAATAGTGCCTCTAGTTGTAGCTAAAGCATTTCCAGATGTGTTTGTTGTTTCCGTTTGTAGTACTCCATCTAAATATGCGACTATTATATTGCTTGAAGTATATCCAATAGCTAGATGGTATTTTCTATTTGCTTCTAAAGGGGTTGAACCATAAATTTGCAATGTTAATGTATCTCCATAGTCTACTTCAAATATTAGTGAGTTACCAAACCCAAGATATATAGCCATCGACTGGGTAGTACCACCATCTCCCATTAGTCTACAGGGAGGCTGCTGTATTTTATTAGTCATAAACCATCCAGCGTATAATATGTCATTTGTAGCGTAACTCGTATCATTACTGGTAGTACTTGTACATTGGTCACCATCTGCATTGGTAAACATAGAGTTAGTAGTGTCTTCACATAATGGTGTTCCAGTGAAATCTACTGATGTGTCAGTACTAGCTAGAGCACCTACATCATCTATGGAGTCACCATCAAACTTCCATCTATGGTCTGGTGCTAATGTTAATATATCGTCACTATACGCCACATTGTATCCTTTAACTTTGTATCTAGGCTATTGCAAAACTACCTTAAATCTATCTATTTACGTCTTTCATACGTTCAGCTAATCTCTTAGCTCGACTGGGGGAGTCATGTTTAGCCCATTTGGAGTCCAGCATTTCATCAGAAGCTTCTTCGTAATCTCCAAGTGCCAGAGCTTTCCACATATACTTAAAGCCTAATAAACCTTCTACACCCATCTGGTACGCCATTTGAAATAAAATATTTTGTACTTCATCTGGCATCATCTCCATAATAGGTCTACGTTTAAGTAATTCTTCTCTTTTTTCATTCAGCATATACTCAAGCATACACTCAGCTAGCCCGTAGCTAATCTTATCTATTTTAGTACCGTAACCTACCGTTAGAAAACCGTTGGTATCTTCATAAGGGGTGCTTGAAAACCCCTCTTCACGTTTTAAATCATCTAGTATGTTAAGCATTTTACATTCCTGTTACTGTATGAATAGCCCAAGCCCATATTGAGCTAACTAAATGTGTTCCAGCCTGATTATCAACAACCACAGCTACTAAAACTGCCCCTATTACACCTACAACTTTACGCATTTTGTCGTAGGCTGCCATCTCGTCCACCACATGGTCTTCAAATTTACCATTTAGTGTCTCTAAGTTGTCATCTACATTACAAAGAGTATCCATCATTTTTTGTCTTTCAACAGCTTTTACAGTCTCAGTCTGACTCATAGCATATAGCTTATCATGAATAACTCTAACGTCTTGTTTCAAACCAGCAGATATTTCTGCATAGTGCTTATGTTCATTCCACAGCTTATCAACATCACGCTCTACTTTACTTAGTCGTTGCTCCATACTGTCCTACTTAATTATATTTTTCTTGATGCATAAAATGTTATGCTCAGGGCATGATACGTTGTCTTCTGTGACTGAGATACAAGTCGTTACTAAGTCTGTTACTATGCCAGCACCACTGTATACGTGTGTAGCATCCATTTCTACAAAATGTTCTGCACACTTCTCCACTCCAGTTGTCATATACATAGTCGTAGACTTTTTTCCAGTCGGGTCTAGCTCACTTTTTAACTGACTGCATCCTGTGATGATGCACACGCTTACTATTGCCAATAGTGTTACTATATACTTGTTCATGATGCGTTTACCTCGCTTGTAGTTGTACTATTACTATTAGTAGTAACAGTATTATTAGTCTCTTTGATGGACGTGTAATTGTTATCGGTAACTATCGGAGTAGGTTGTTCTACGATAATAGGCGTTGGCTGTTCTACTACAACAGGTTTAGGCTGTTCGACCACAACAGGATTATGAGTGCTATCTGAAGCGTCAATATCAATGTCAATAGGACAGCTGCCGTAGTCGCATGAGACCGTAATGACTTGATTATCACTGCCAGAAGTTTGCGTACTCGCTTGCTCTTGAGTAGGACGTAAAATAGCATCTCCGTTTTCTCCTAGTGAAAATTCATAACCATCGGGTACAGCTCCTATACTTGTGCTGTTTGCATCTTCAAAGTAGACGCTGTTTGTTCCATCAAGTGGAACATTTACCTTTGAGCCAGACTCTAACTCTACTTTTGTACTTGAGTCTGTGCCACATCCGCTTAATACTGCAATACTAACGACTGCGAATAGTAATCTTTTCATTGTTTACTCCATTTTATTGTAATTATGTCTTTATGCCAGTCTCTAACTTCCTTACTTGGGTTGTTCCATTTTTTCCATGCAAAGTAAGTCCATTTAGAGACACCTAGCTGAATAAGTTTTCGTCTCCACCATGAGACACCACATTCTTTGTTAGCTTGTTCCAGCACTGCATTAGTGAACTCCATGCTATACATACCTTTAAACTTACATCTCATTTCCCAGAGGGAGTCATGTAAAATATATGCTTTAAACTCTTTAGTCCCAAATGGTGGCAAGATATTCCAAAGTAGTCTAGGGACAGAACCACCATCTGTGTACCAACCACTGTGAACTTCAATCATAACCTCATCATTTGCAAAAACTAAATCACTTTCTAATATTTGAAATTTCATATCACCGATTTGTTCAATTTTTACATTTCCTCTTACCATTTTTATGCTCCAAATCTATCTTGATATACAATAGGATGAGGCATGTTATAAATATGTATAAACTTGTCTCTAGCCAGTATTGCATCTTCTTTGGTGTCAAAATGTCCTAAAATATTTATTTTATTTTTCCAACCAACTCTTGACTCCCATTTTTCTTTATCTTCTTTATAGTAAACTCCTGTGTTCCCAGATGTATTATTACTTTTTATAGATTTGTTGGCGGCTTGCGTATACAAATCCGCCCATCTACAATTATCAGGCGAATAACCTTTATCACTATCAATCCTATCGATAGTTAATTCATCTGTATATCCAGAATTTAAAGCCCATTCTTGGAAGCCTACAAAATCTATCCATTCATCTGCAACAGTGACCCCTTTTGCTCCATAGTAACCATATTCAGGCTTATTACTGTTAAGACACCGTTGTTTCATCTGATCCCATATATTGTATAAGCGAGTGCCATATTGTCCATGTTTTTTCGTACTACATGACCTACATTTTTTAGTATTTCCTGCTTTTACATGAGCAGTCCGTACTTTAATATGACTATTGCAATCAGGACATTCGTAGATACCTACCCTGCATCTTGTTTTTCCATTTTCAGGAAATTTGATAACTCCTAAATCTTTAATGAGCTTCATCACACTACCTCAGGTGTATACCCAGTATCCACAAGAATTTGAGCTATAAACTTCTCATCATTGAGTATCTTAGCTATCTTGGCTGTTTGGTCTACTTCTAAATCTAGTCTCATTTGTGTATTGAGAATAGATTGAGTAAACAGGTCAAAGTTATCTTTGTATGGGTTTGCATCTTTCATCTCTTGAGGAGTTGTAGCCCAAATACCAGCAAAACCTCTAGCCATAAACTGAACCACTTTTTTTAAGTCTGTTAAGTCATCCTCAATGTCTTTAAACTCTCGTATAGCTTCACGCACCTTTTTCTTTTTATATTCTCTTGGAATAGGTGAAAACTCAGCAAATTTCTGAGGTCTCATATATGTTTGAATGTCACCATTTTCATCTGTGTATTCTACAGGTACATCATAGGGATATACGCTCTTGTATAAGTTATGTTTAGTCTCATCAGAAAACATCTCTTCATAGCTCCCTAGACTTGTGAGTGATGGAAACAGACTCATATCAAGCTTATTATCTCTTACAAGATACAAGCTAGCACCAGAGTCATTAGTCTTGATAGGGGACATAGTATTACCATGAGTGTAGTTACCTTCACTATCTACCATACCATTATCTTTTAGCTCTTGTTTTAGTTGCTCTAAGTCAGAGCAATAGATTAACTCATCTTTCATTATTTGCCTCCTAGTAAGTAAACTTCAGTTGCTGTGAGAGCTTGGTCATAAATTTTCATATTTTTTATATGACCCCATAAAGGACTGTTTGTGCCTGTATCGCCAATTCTCATAACTGTACCATTCTCTACAATTCCACTAAAAGTTTGAGTAGTGTTTGATATACTCAATCCATCTTTATAGACTACCTGATTAGTGCCATCAACTGATACAGCTATATTTGTATTTGTGTTAGGTGTTGAAGTACCAAATACATCATAACTTTCACTATAGTTTACTGCAATATTATAGTTATTTACACCAGCTACAAAAACACTAGACCCTGTACTTGTATCAATAACACTCCAAACAGATGCGTTATCTGATATAGTAGTTCTCAGAAGTTTATAATCACACATTTGTGTATAAGCTACATTTCTCTGAGGTACATTACCAACATAGTCTAACTGACAGTTATCTTTTGTCTTAGTAACAGCAGTATCAGTTGTAGGAATATAACTTGATGCTAATTTAATCTCTTCTAGCTGAGCTCCCCATACTTTTATCCCACCATTTCCTGATACTGTATTTATGGATAATCTCATAACAGTATCATCTGTTACTGTCTGAGTTCCACTTATTCTTACCCATCCATTAGATAGTATCTCTCTTTTAATATTTGTTAATGGATATCCTCCTGTTGCAGTAAGAGTGTCTGTGGAAAAATTATATTCAACATACCCATCTTTATCTATAGTTCCACCACTTGCAAAACCTTGCAATTTAGCATCATCAGAAGCAACTTGTTTTACAAATAATGACAATGTATATTCTGTATCTTGATTAATTGGCACTTCTTGAAATACTGTTGCTATTGATGAAAAATCTATAGTATCAGCAGTTGTTGTACCATCTGGTGATACAGCATTATTTGCTGTTACAGCTGAATTATTTGTCCATGTACCATTAGTAAAATCATTACTATAAGTAAGAATGTTTGTACTAGCACCCTCAATCAATAGCCCATCTTTCTCGAATCTAGGTTCATCAATAGCAGCATATTGTAGTACACCATATCTATCTACATAAGTAGCAGTTGTACTTCTAGTGAATGTAACACTACCTGTACCCTTATTCATTGTTAGACTGTTTTGTAATGGCATATCTAATAGTGGTGAGTTTATGTTTCCTATAGCACCAGATGGTATATTTACAACCCACTTACTATCATCAAAAGATGAGTCGCTATTTTCTACTTTACATACATAAAAGTTATTGTTATAGTAAACACTTTGACCTACTGAGTAAGATGTATTTGAATTCCAATCACCTTTAAAGTTAGCACTTCCTTGAGCTTGTATTGCTGCTAATTCTGCATCACCTTTAGCATCTTGTGCAGATGAAGCCGCTGACTGTGCATCATTTTTATAATTATTAACATCACTCTTTAATTCATTTGCCTGAGTTGCAAATGTATTTAATTCATCAACCGTATTATCAACTAAGTGGTCTTGAAAAGCCTCTTGTGCTACAACAAAATCATCTCTGCTTTGTGTACCACGTCTTCCCGCTTCAGGTATCGTACTTATACTTTGAGTTATTCCCATTATTTTTCCTTTAAATTACTTCAGCTACTGACCATGAGATTGTAGATTTAGCTGGATTTGACAAGACTTGAGATGAATCCATTACCTTACCTAGTGTCAGTAGGTTTTCGTGAATACTGTCATCAGACTCGTCTACTATAAACACACCTATTTCACCATATATTGATTTCAATTTTCTCCTTGTGTTTACAAATAAGTCAGTATCTATAATGGTTTCAAAATCAACCATATTCTGAGGCAATATACTACTTGTTAAAGGACGACCCCATTCATCAAAACCACTGTCTCCTATGATGTTGTATTTGAAGTTTGGAGCATAGAGTGTTTTACCAAATGTTATCTGCTGTCCTCCTACTAAATAGCCGCATTTTGTTTTATTCTCAATGGTGTTTTTGTTAAATGTAATCTTTAGTTTCACACCAACGGGTGCTATGGATACTAAAAACCCCCTAGAGATACCGTAGTTGTAAGGTGAGTATATATAAGTCCAATAATCAGAAACGTCTTCATTGGTTGCATTGGTATTAACCGTCTGTGTGTTTATCACATTATCATTTGAGTCGATATTCTCTATTACGATTGAGTTTGCAACAACATTTCCTATAGCTAGCTGTTCTATGTTGCCTCTTGATATGGTTATATAAAAACCTGAACCTTCTATCTCTGTAGCTGTATTTGCTGAAGCATCTAGCATCGCATACCTGTTTGATGGTGCATGAACAGTCCAGTATAGGTTTTCATTTAATGAAGGTCTATGATTTATGTTTGAGTCTATGGTTGTTCTATAGTAATAATTACCGTCCCGGGCTACATTTGTACTATCAAGGAGTGTGTCATCTTCTTGTATGTTATAGGTAGCACTGCTTGACCACACGTTATATGTTTCAGTCATATCAGTCTCTAATATTTCATCTATCTCTTGCTTTAAGAAATTCATGAGACATCTCCCATAACTACAATTACTGATTTACTAAAGACATACTTGGAATTGTTATCAATAATATTAATATCTTTAGCAAATATGGTGAACTGAATAGAGCCATTGATTGACAAATAGCAGTCCTCTGTTGCATAAAAAGCTGTTGCTGTTGGTACAGGGTTCTCTTGGCTTGTAGTGCTATACACAGTACCAGCTTTTACTTTTAATGCACCGAGTGGTTTAAATGTCATTTACGCCTCCTTTAGCTGTAGTGATAGGCTAGCTCTACTTGTATCAAGTGCTTTATTTGAGTTAGCAGTTTGTCTAATTTGCATCTGTTTTATATCTCTTAAAGCGTCTCGTATCTCTATAAATACGTTAGAGCCTGCGTTATTAAGACCCATAGCTTTTGTTGTTTGTGCATTAAGTACATACTCTTGTCCATGAACAATACCAGCGACACTATTTGCTGGGATATTCCCTGTGTAACCACCAGTATCGAAAGAAGCCGCTGTGCTTTTACCTGCTTGATATGCTAATGCATTTAAAGTACGTGGTAGCCCATCTGGACCTAAAATAGTAAAATTATCACCGACTTCTGGTATAAGTTTTTTTGCTAATCCATTTATTTCATTGAATATATCTTTAAACCATTTTGCAGTTGTTTCATCACTATATTTAGCTATTTCTGCTGGAGATAAGAATGACAATTCATTGATTCTTTTAATCTCTTCTCTTTTATTTTTCATTACTGAAAACTGATGAGTAAGTTCGCCTATTAACGCCTCTACATTTATAGGTTCTTCTACAGGAACTGATGGGCTTGTGGATGTACCTAATTTATGTGCTAGATTTTCTAATAGTTTTTCACCATATATGGTATTTATGGCAAATTCTGAACCAAGTTCTGGTATCAGGCTCTCTGCTTGTTGGTTAATGCTAGCAAACATATTTTTAAACCAGTCAGCTGTAGCCTTATCGGAGTATTTTTCTATCTCAGATGGCGAGAGAAAAGTTAAGTCGTTGTTTGATGCTATAAGGTCTCTAAGTGATTTCATTTCAAGAAAATCATCTTTGAGGTTTTCAACTCTCTTATCGGTAGTTAGTCTTGATTCAGAAGTTGATATACCAAGATTGTGAGCTAACTTTTCTAAAGTACGAACATCTCCAGCATCTGTTTTTATACTAAATGAACCACCTAAAGTTGGAATTAATTTTTCAGCAAGACTATTTATCTCGTCAAATTTATCTCTAAACCACTTAGCAGTATTCGCATCAGTATATTTTTCTATCTCAGCAGGTGAAAGGAAAGACAACCCATTGGCTTGTTTTATTATCTCTCTTTGTGCTTTCATATCAGCAAATTCTTGAGTAAGTTCTGAGACCATCTCAGATGTAGTTGCCTCTTGCTCTTTGATGTCTATTGAGTCACTTAAATCTGATATAGCACCTCTTAGGCTTGCAATACTTCCTTCTATTGCTGCAATTTGCATCCTAGTGTTTTCTTCAATCTCTTTAAGAATATCTCTCTCTGACTCAAGGGTAACGTCTAGGCTATCAAATTGGTTAGCGGCTACACTTTGTTGATACATCATATCTTCATAAGATTGGAAGTTACTACTGTCGAGTAAGGCACTTGAAGCACTTACTGCGTTCTCAACAGCCTTAGATAAAGCATCGTAGTTAGATGAACCAGAAAGCCTCATTGCTTCTCTTATGTAAACGCTAAAACTATCTAGTTGTTTAAGACCCTTATCTTCACCTCTTAGTGTCTTAACTGTATCTTCTATAGAGCTTATGATACTATCAAGAGTGTTTATATTGTCTGTAATATCGCTCAATGAATCGTTTAAGTCATCAAGCATGTCTTGTTTTTTGTCTATAGTATCTTGGTAGGCATTAATCTCATCGTTATACCCATCTATAACTGACTGATGAGCTTTATCTGCTTCTCTTATTAGTCTATCATAGTAAGAATCCCAAGATGTTTCCATATATGCAGTGTGTTCATCTCTTGCTTTTGTAGCGTCTTCATAAGCCCAGATTTGTCGTTGAATTGATTTCTGCTCTTCAGTAAGTGTTGATAATTCTTTTTGTCTATTTAAAGCTAATATTCCATCTTCATCACCCATCATTCTAGCTATATCAAGTTGGTCTAATAAGCCTTTAGTTTTATCTTCTTCTTGTTTGGCTAAATCAGCTGTGATGTCTTCTTGTTGCTTTCTAGCGTTTAATAATTTTAGCTCTGCTTCAGAAAGTTTACCATCTTTCATAAACATATTAAACATAGCGTCACTAGACATATTAGCTGATACTTCAGCCATATCTAACGATTGAGCTAGTCGGTAGAAAGAACCTTCATACCCATCAAAATCTATAGTGTCTAACCAAGAATTTATATTAGAAATAGATTTTTGTCTATCTTCCTCAGCCCAAATATTTTTTTGAATAGCTTGATTTGTTTTATCTAACTTAGCTAATTGAATATCTCTTAGTTGAGATTCTGTAAGTGTTAATTTGTTTACTTGGTCTTGTAATCCTTTTTTCTCATTTAAAACCTTTAAAGCATCTTGATACTTCCAGATTTCTGTTTGCTTAGCTGCTTGCTCTTTAGTCAGCCCTTTTAAAGCTTGTTTTCTAGTCTCGGCTAAAATACCTTCTTCATCATCCATCAACTTAGCTATGTCTAGTTGGTCTTGAAGTCCTTGAGTTACGTCTACCTGTTGTTTTCTAGCTTTTAGTAAAGCAAGTTCAGCATCTGTTAATTTTCCATCAGACATAAAGTCCTTATACATGTCATCTAGTGACATATTTGGTGAAACATCTCCCATGTTTAACGATTGAGCTAATCTTTTAAAAGAGCCTTCATACCCTCCAAAATCTATAGTGTCTAACCAAGAATTTATATTAGAAAGAGATTTTTGTCTATCTTCTTCTAACCAGATATTTGTTTGAATTTCTCTATTTGACTCGTCTAACTTATCTAATTGTATCTTTCTTAGCTCGGACTCTGAAAGTGTTAATTTGTTTAATTGGTCTTGAAGGCCTTTCTTTTCATTTAAAACCTTTAAAGCATCTTGATACTTCCAGATTTCTGTTTGCTTAGCTGCTTGTTCTTCAGTCAATCCTTTTAAAGCTTGTTTTCTAGTCTCGGCTAAAATACCTTCTTCATCATCCATCAACTTAGCTATGTCTAATTTATCTTGAAGTTCTTTAGTTTTATCTATTTGCTCTTTTCTAGCGTTCAATAATGCTAATTCAGCATCTGTAAGTTCTCCATCAGCAGTTAGTAAGTTATATAAATCATCAAGTGACATATTCGCACTATATTCAGATAACCCCCCCGTATCACCAGCACTATTAGCGGCCATTTCAGAAACTACAGATTCTAACAATCTACCAAAGCTACCTTCAGGATTTATAGTATCTTCCCAAGCCTTCTTGTTACTTTCAGATGCTTTTATTTGTTCCTCTCTAGCGGAAAGTAAATCATACTCAGCTTGTGTTAAACCGTCAGTAAGTGTTATAGCTTCAAGTTGTGCAAGACTTAACTTACTTGCCGATTCTATCTCCAAGTCATTGCCCATTTTATCTATTGACTGAGAAGTAGTATCGTTTCTGCTTAACCAATTATCTGTTAAATCAACTATACCACCTAAGTATTTTTCAATTTCTGATATTGCTGAAGTTACTTTATCATATTCTGCACTATCCACTTCAATACCGTCTAGTGATGATTTGAGTGCATCTAATTTAGAAGTGCTAATTTCCCCTGTTAAACCTAATTCCTTCCACGCATCTTTTGCTTCATCTTGTGTAACCATAAAGTCATAGATTGATTTACTTGTTTTATCTACTGACTCCGTAGTTTTATCTAATAAACTACTAAAATCTAAACCAATAACATTGCCGAGTGTTTTTAGGTCTTCTAGGCTATGTACTCCATCTATTCCGAATTGGTCTATTGAAAGATTAAGACTTTTTAGCCATTCATTAAATGCGTCTGTATTAAGTTTGTATCTTACTTCCTCAGCACCATTATTATCATAGCCCATACTTATCTGTTTTATGAACTTATCCATAAAATCTTTTTGGCTATATTCTTGAAGTCCTGATAATGAATTTGTGTAGTTAAAGTCTTTAAGAAAGTCATTTAGTATGCCTGAATTGTCATACCAAGTGATGCCTTGATTCATCTGGTTTGCTACACTTTGAGGTATATCAACAACAGCTTTAAATACAGTGTTTAGTTCTTCTATCCATTTAGCGTCCATTTTTGACATATCTTCGATAGATATTCCAAGTTTTTCAGATGCTTTTTTGATGTTATCATTGAATTCTTTCTGCATCTCATAATCTACTCGGTATGATGAGATATTACTTGCTGTGTTTGAACTGTAGTTACTCCAGTTCGTAGAAGTATCGTATACCGCTTTTACTGTATCTGCTGTGTTTGATGCAGTATCATTTAAAGTAGGTAGTAGTGCTGATATGTCTTCAGGGCTTAACCCAACTTCAGCAAGAGTAGATGCTATTTTTGATAATCCTTCTGCATTAATGCTTGAGAAGTCCGAAATAACATCTGCAACCGAACCTATCTCATAACCAGCTGATTCCATTTTGTTAATATATAGTTGTGCTTGCTGGTCTTTAACATAACTGTTATAAGAGTCTGTTCCTTTCATCTGTTCTGCATAATCAAGAAATGAGGCTGTTGCTGATGCTACTACCTCTTCATGTACTTTGAGTGCATCTAGGTAATTATACTCAGCATCTGTAAGTCCATCAACACCACCTTTTAATAAGTCAAATGCTTCTGATGATGTTTTACCTACTACACCAAAAGTATCTGCTGAATCAGCTAATATATCATCTTGTGATTTAAACCTATCTTCCCAAGCTTTAATATTAGCTTTGGATGCATCTTCTCTTGCTTTCAGCTGAACTAGGTAATCGTACTCTGCATCGGTAAGTCCATCTACACCACCTTTTAGTAGTTGAAATGCTTCATCTGATGTTCTTCCGTATACTCCTAAGTGAGATGCTGTTTCAAGCATTAGGTCATCTGATGATTTTAACCCTTCATTCCATGCTTTTACATTTTTTCTTGATGTAGCATATACCTCAGACATAGTTTTCATTTCAGAGTTTAAGTTTAATATCTCCTCAAATGTCATGCCCGTAGTATCTATGGTTTGTCCCATTACTGTTTGCAGCAAGGAAACGTCTTTAGCTAACCCAACAAAACCTTTTTCTCTAAGTATCTCTATTGATTTGGCAGCACCATCTTGGTTATACGCTAGGTCTTTTAACTCTGGGTTTGCAGCTATAGCAGCATCTAAATTATCTTCAATCCTATCAGATAGCTCTCCAAGATTTACACCACTTGCATCAGCTGCATTACCTATACTATACAGAATATCACTTAGTTGTTTTGCCTCTGAACTAGCAGAGCCGAAGTCAATAACACCGTTACTTTCAAGAGTATCTCTAGCAGCAACAACTTTTTTATCACTAAATGTTGTTTCACCAGAAAGTTTCTCGTACATCCCTTGATAATCTTCAATAACTCCCATTAATTGAGAAGTTGTCTTATATGCATTAGAACCAAGCTCTATAATTGCATCACCTAGTGTTTTTAATGAGCGGTTACCTGATGAATCAAGGTCTTCCCAAGCTAATACAAATTCTCTGCTTGAGTCAGAAGATGCGGTTACAGCATGATCTAGTTCACTTACGCTATAGGTTACTTTTGCAAAGTCTCTATCAGCACCATCTAAAGTTCTTTGTAACCCTTCTATAAAAAAGTTTACAGCATTACTTACACTTCCAAAGTCAACAGGGTTTAATCTTTCTCCCTCCATCACACCTGTAGTTGCATTGATTCTGCGAGCTTCATTATCTATCAAGGACGCTTGCATTGTGGTATTGAACGCATCTTTTGAAGATTGGAATGCGGTTACAAATGAGCTACCTAATTTACCAGCAGCATCATAAAATGTTTGAGCAGCTTCTAAGTATTTGTTACGAGCATCTGCCTTCTCATTTAATGCTTTTAGTTGGTCTTGGGTTGTAGTGTCCTTGCTTCCACCAAGTGCATCACCAAGCACTCCACCAAGCAAAGAACCACCAATAGCCATAGGAATACCAACAGCTGGATTTATCATTGATAACATAGCTCCATAAGTACTTATACCAGTCCCGATACCACTTCCTATTGCTTGACCAGCGTTACCGTTGTTCATGTAAGAACCAGCAGCACTAAGACCCCCAATTAAGGCTGCTGAACCTCCAGTGCCAAGATTGGGCACACTGGAGGTTGTAGTCCACGTACCATCACCATTATTGGTATATTCTTTACCAGCTACAGCTTGGTCTAAGTTAGAAATAGTAGAGTTTCCACTAATAAGACCTTTTATAGCACTATTAAGAGGGTCAGTAACACTGAGCTTAATTAGTTCTTTGGATATATCCGCTATAGTGGATTTAGCAAGACTTCCAAAGTCCATCCAACCAGCTGAACCAATATCAAAGAAATCAACAAGACCATTAGTTAATGAATCTGCCCCAGTTTCCATAAGTTTATAAAATTCATCAGCACGTGCTAGGTTCTCACCTAGTAACTTTCTAGATGCAGCCAATTGCTTATTATATAATGCTTGGGCTTCTTTTTTCTGTTTTGTAAGTTCTACAAGGGACTTATTTTTATCTTCTGCATCAGCATTACTTTTCGCAACTGCATCTTCTCTCTGTTTTATTCGAGCTAACTCTTTATCACGTTCAGTTGCTGCTTTTGTAACCGCTTTACTATAAGCAACTTGAGCATCTGTACGTTGTTTTTCTACCTCTGAAAATGCAAGCAGTTGTTGATACTGGTCTTTAGTAGCCTGTAACGACTGTTGTTGTGCCGCCACATAAGCTGTATGTTGCTCAATGCGTTTTTGGTCTAATGCAGCATATTTAGATTGCTCAGAGGTTATAGCTTTATTGGTAGCTAATTCAGCAGCTAAAGCATCCTTAATCATATTCAGGACTTTTTGATAAGAGTTACCACTTTTTATTTTTGAAAGTAGTTCATCTTTATCCATTTCAGAAATCTGAAGTACACTTAATGAAGCATCTTTAAGGTCTAGCATACCTTTTAGTTGCTTAGAGGTTGTTTCCTGTTTTACTTTAGCTAACTCAACAGAGGTGCTGGTCTTGCCTGTAAGTTGGTCTTGTAAAACCTTGATACTTCTATCTAAATTTTCTTGCTTTTCTTTCTCTGAAGTTTTAGCAACCTCATAACTGTGTTGTAATTTATAGTTTTTTAGCTGTTCTGCATCTATAATATCTTGGGAAACTTTCTTCTCTTTTAAGTCCTTAAGAATTTGGCTGGAAGCATCAAGTTGTGCTTTGATACCTGTAGAAACTTTATAGTCTTTTCCTTCAGCTAACGCCTTAGCTGCTGCTAAATCATTAGTGAGCTTTATTCTATCAGCAATACCCTTAATATAAGCTTTAGTAGTGGAATCTGCTTTCTTCTTCACAGCAGCTTCTGTAGCACCTAAGTTACCATAGACAGCTTGTAGCTCCTCAATAGCCTTTACTACACCGTTAGCAGCATCAGGATTCCATTCGGGGTTAGCTTTTGCTAAATCTTCTATCTCTTTCTTAAGGGCACTTACTTGTAAGCCAATTTTACCTAAATCATTAGATTTAAAGGAATCAAATAACCCCTCAAGGTTATCTTTTAAAGCTGTGTCAAATTTAGTATCTTTTAACAACTCAGTAAACTTGTTAAATCTTGGTTGTAGTTCCTTAGACAAAACTTCAGATTTACTTTTAAAAGCTTCCATTACACTGTCAAACTTCTGCATAGCCGCTTCATAGCTTGAGCTGGTACTATTTGCTATGTTATTCAATGTTGTAGTAAATGCCTTCATAGCATCTACATCATCTTTAGAGGTTATTATAGGAGCGTTATTTAAAGAGTTTGTTAGTTCTTTTTTAAGACCAGCAAGTTTAGCTTTTAGTTGTGATATAATAGCATCTAGCTTTGTACTATCAAATCTTGGGTTAATAGAGAGTGCGGAGTCTTTTTGTGTATTAAGTGCTTTAATTGTGTCTGTAATTTGTTTTTGTTGTTTACTAAATGATGCAGCAAGTTCATTACGTCTAGCTTCTTCTTGAAGTTTTGTGAAACTTACCTTTGTAGCATCTATCTGTTCTGTAAGTGCTTTAAGCTCTTTACGAGCAGCTACCTTATCAGCGTAAGACCCTCGCTCATCTTCTACAATTTCTTTAGCTACCTTTTTGTATTCTTCTAACTTGTTAATTCTAGCACCTAGTTGGTCTGCTGTAAAGATACCTTTGTTATTCTGAGCAGTATCTAGATATTCTTGAATATCACCATAGGCATCACGAACATCTGCCAGTGTTTCAAGTTGTCCGTCAAAAGCCTCAGTTAACAAGTAGACACCAGCAGTCATAGCAGCTATACCAGCAACTGCAACACCTAAAGGGTTTGCTAACATAGCAGTCCATACAGCAGCTAGTCTAACGGATAGTACTTTCATTACTGACGAAAGGGCTACAGCCCTCGCAAAGGATGTAGCCAAATATACATTATGTAGTGACATAACTTTATTGGTAGCTAGTACGGCAACCTTAAATGATGCGTAAGTTACAGTTAATAAAGCTACTGCTTTGATTAAAGCTGTTATACTGTCTTTATTATCTATAATAACATTAGCGATTCCTTGCATTACATCAAAAACAGGAGTAATAGCCTTAGAACCAAAGTCTTCTAAAACAACTTTAAGTTTTTCCCAAGTTGCTGTGTATGACTCTGTAACAATAAGTGCTTTATCAAGCTCACCTACAGAATTATTAATACTTCCATTTAGCTTGTTGATAACATCATCACCATTTTCATACAAACCAGAAAGGACATTTTTAACCAGAATATCCATACCAGCTACTGCCTTATTAAAAGCTGGTCTGGTTTTTGTTTGTAAGTTTCTAATAAATTCTATAAATGCCTGATTGGACTCTTTTCCACCCTTAGCTATGTTAAAGGCTAACATACTTTGGTTAGTTCCCATCTCCATAAAGAATTTTCTGGTGTCGGTTGACGTATCATTAAGAATGTTTGCAAACTTACGAATCTGAGTACCAGAAGTAGATGCATTGAAACCAGCATTACTAAAAGCAATTGCCATACCGTTAATAGCATCTATAGTTAATCCCACAGTCTTAGCAGTTGCTAGAGCGTAGTTAGAGAATGTACCAATATCTTGAGTAGACATACGTGATTGATTAGCAACGTAGGCTAACTTATCACCCAAAACATCAACATCAAGATGGTTAAAAACTGATGTGTAGGTTACCATAGCTGATGCAGAGGTTGCAACTGTGTCCCCAGTTAATTTTGCCATCTTAATAACTGCCTCTGTAGCAGCTGATAGCTTATCAACAGGAATACCTGCACGTCCTAGCTCTAAGGCAGCTGAATTAACATCTTCTAAAGTACCACCATATCTCTTGGTTAAATTAATCAAGTTCTCTTCAATCATAGTTGCTTGAGTGAACCTCTGGTTAACATCACCTTGAATATCAAGTACTGCTGACAGTGTTCTAGCAGCCTTATCAGCTTCTTCAGTAAACTCTGTTATAGCTCTGGCAGTAGCAATAGCAGCAAAAACCATTGACCCACCAGTAATATACATAGCAGTACGCTTTATAATATCAGCAAATCTCTTCAACCCAGAAGTCTCTGCAAGGTTAGCTTTTAGCTTTGAAATCTCCTGAGAGTACCGTTTAGTATCAGTCCTAGACTGTCTTAAAATAGAGTTCTTACGTGCAAGCTGTTTAGTTAACTTTGCTTCTTCCTCACGAACTTGTGCTAATGTAGCAGCCATCTCTTTTTGAAGTTTGATATCAGAGTTACCAGCAGCTTTATTTGCTAGCATCTGCTGTTGGTACTTCTGTTTTAATTTATCAATTGCAGCACCAGTTGCATTTATTATATCCTGTTGTTCTTTGGCAGTTATATTTAGGTTATCTATACTTGCTTCATACTTAAGGATGGATTTATTAGCAGCAGCTATTGCATCATCATTTGCCAACTTAGAGCGTGTATTGATAAACTGTCGTAAGCTTTCAGTGGCTTTACTTTGACTATGGATTATACCCTCAAACTCAACTCGAGTATCAGTGTGGGCTTTCTTAATAAGCCCCTCTGCATTACTTACAGTTTTTGCATACTCTACATATCTTTTTTTAGTAGTCCCAATCAGACCAGCAGTTTTTTGTAGTAAAGCATTGGTTTCTGCTAGGTCTTTATCTACGTTAATGCCTTGCTTTTGTTGCTGTTTTAGTGCCGCATACTTAGAGGTTAATTTCTCTAATGTTTGACTAAGTTGTATTAAGTCATTGTTCTCTTCTGCCAGTCTTGACTGCATATTTGTAGCCCCAGTAGGGTCTATGAGAGGAAGGCCATTTAATTTAACAATTTCTTTCTGTAACTTCTCAACTTCATGAGTTGCTTTTTCTAAAGATAGGTCATCAGCAATAGACTTTAATTTGCTGGTTTTAACATCACCTATATGTGATAACTCTTTATTATAAGCAGTTACTTTTGTCTCTATAAGCTGAGTTAAGCGGTCAAGTTCTTTCTTGTACTCTGCGTAACCAACGTCACCTTTAGGAACTGCAACTTTCTGTAAGTTTTCAAGCTGTGTTTTGTAACTTCTAATTTCTTTAATATGGTTAGAAAGTGCTTTATTATCAAAAGAACTCATAAATGATGCTAGTTGTTTTTTAGCTGTACCAGCTTTAGTTACATACTCATCAATAGTTAGGTTCGTTTTCGCTAATACCCTGTCAATAGTGTTAGAGTCTTTACTAACATTTAAAGCTTGTGTATAGCTACTTTTTAAAGCTGCGGCAGTATTTATGTTCTGTCGCATTCTTGCGTCAGTTATAGATAGTTGGTCTTCAATTTGAACTAATATTGTTTTGTCTGTGGTTTTACTATGTAGGTTGATAAGTTGTTCATACCGATTTTCTAGTGTTACCATCTCACCAGATATAGCCTGAAAAGTTTTAACATTTTTAGGGTCTATTAATTCTATATCTGAAATAGACTGCATTTGCTTCTTAAAACCACTTAGGTCTTTTTGCATTTTAGGGTAGTTAATCTTAACATCAAACCCACTACTAGCTTTTGAAGCTGCCGCTATTTCTCTATGGAATAGTCTAGTTGTTTCGGTTGCTTGTAAGAGAGCTTTATTTATATCGGTAATGGTCATCTCTGTCCCATTCTCAGCACCATCACTTTTTCCTACAGCTTCTAAATCTTTCAACAGCTCTATCATGGCGTTGTGAGCTTGTTGCATCTGTTTTTTAACATCACCTGTAGCAGATGCTATAGCTTTTTGTAACTCTAGGCTTTTTCCATAGATTATCTGTGTTGCTTGGGCGGCATTTTTTTGAGCATCTGTAACATCAGAAGCCATAGCTGTAGTGCCAGTAAATGCCTTCTCTGTAGCTTTTTTGTACTCGTTAGTATCTGCTACAAACTTTATGGTAGCTGTAGAGTTCATGTTTTTAATTGCCATATTATATCTCCCAAGTCTAATTATTATATGACTACTTTTTAGTCATCTCTTCGTGTGCCTCTTTCTCCATAGCTTTTACTTTATTCCGTACTAAAGTAGCAGAAGTAACAAAAAACTCTGTTTGGTCGTAAAGTCCTCCAGTATCTGGTAAATTACCTAATTCTGACATAGAGTATGTCTTAAACATATCGGATATAATTTGGTGGTCTAAGCTGTACATAGGACACTCGTAGAATGTCTCAGTACCTACTACCAACATAAATTTATCACTCCATTCTTTTTTATCAACGTATCCGCAGTTACGTTGCTTATGTAAATTTCTTAGTTGACATTCTGTGCAATCCCAATCATCTGATTGAAATTTATCATCCATAGCTAGGTCTAATCCTGTAGTGGCTTGATATCCGAACCCTTCTGGTAATACAGAGTTCCTTAAAATATCTTCAACTAACAAATTTACATAGTCCTGTGGTAATACTTCTAATAGTTTTGTGGTTGTGGTTATATCGTTGCCATCCTTATCTTGAATATTCCAGTATCTTATGGTTGCATATTCTATGATAAATGGTTTGGCTGAGTGTTGCATATTTTTACTAAAAAAATTATTTCGTAAAAAAAGTAACTCTTTGTAGGATAAGGCTCTGTACTCAACCGTAAATTGAGTTAAAGAACCTGTATCTTCTTTTGGGGTAAATAAGTAAGTGTTTTTATAAACAGTAGATGTCCGTTGGGTTGCCTCCACGTCCATTAGTAACCCCCTAAACTAAGTTATTCAGTGACCTCTTCTTGGTCATCTTCCCCTAAATGCTGTGCGGCATTGAAAGGGTCTCTACTAACATTTGCAATCACATTTGCAATTTCAGTGTGATATGGTGCAAACATAAGCAAAGATTCATCTGTTAGGTTACCATCTTTACTTTTTTTAAGCTTGACGTTTTTACCATCAGCGTCTTCTACATTATCCCAATCAGTAATTGTTGCTTTTAGCATATCCAACTCATTTGTTTTTTGAGAAAAACTCATAGCTTGGTTTTGGCTAGTTACACTAACTAAAGAGTCATCTAGCTTTGCTAGTTGGCGTAATGTTAGCTTTCTAAATTCAACGCTAAAAGGTTTTTCTTCTTCTCGTTCTGCAATTGGTGTATATGTGTATACATCTTTTGGTGTTCCTGTTGTTACAATAAGTGCCATTGGTATGTGCCTCCATAAGGTATTTAAAATTTTTAAGTCTAAGACTTAGTAGAATGGGTGTGATAAACACACGCATGGGAGAGAGGAGGCTGTCTACACCCACGCTACTAAATCTTCTTTGGATGATTATATCTAAATTAAGTTAATAGATGGTTAATAGAACCCTGAAGGTTCTATTAGTTATGCGTTGTTTTCACAAGCAACGATGATAGCTTCTGTTGCAGCTCCACCACATGACTCAACAACTTGGAACTCGATGCTCTGCTCAATAATTCCTGAGTTGTCTTGGGTTGATACGCTCGTTCTACGCATAGTTGGGACGTATACAGCGAACTTATCAGTACCTTGAGCAATCTCAATATACAAAGCACCATCTGTGCTATTCTGGAATGCTGTAAGTTCAGAGAAGTCATCAAAAAGAATTTTGAAAGAACCCGTTACAGTCTTACCAGTAACAACTTTCTCAGCGTAACCATCAGTAGCTAGAGTCTCCAAGTTGTAAATCTCGTTATTAACAGTAATATTTACATCTGTGGCATCATATGTCACATCATTAACTGTAAAAGTTGCTGATTTACCAACAAAAGGGATTTCATTTACACAAGAACCATTAAGTTTTGTGTCAGAGTTGTTAGTTTCAAAACCACAACCACCAAAGTTAAATTTTGCTGTACATACACCAGCAGTTGGCAAATCAATTGAAAGTGACTCAATGACGTTACCAGTTGTTAAAAGTGACTTATCAGCACCCATAAACTCTTTAATAGTTAAAGACTTAGTAGCGTCTGTAGTTCCTGAAAGAGTGTACGCTGTTGCTGTACCTGTTTCACCACCAGCTGCCATATAGATAGCTTTTGCAGGAGTTGTACCAGCATCAGAAAAACCAATAAAAGCACCAGTATCACTACCAAGTGGTGATTTCTTACCCATAGCTGCTTCCCAGAAAGCATCACCATTTAAATCACTGTCAGTTCCTGAAGGAATCAACTCAAAATCTACGTTACCACTTACATTCTCACGTACAGGAATTGGTGCAAGACCAATTAGTGAATCACGAATAACATCTCTGTCGATTGTGTCTAGTGTAGCTGAAATGCTAGTACTCATTGCAACTTCAAGTGCCTCAGTGTCTGTTAATGTCTCTGCTACGTTAAAAGTGCTTTCAATTTTAGCTGCAACCAGCTTACTTTTTGAACGAATTGCCATGTTTATATCCTTTTGTAAATTTAATTAACACATTGCTCTATATTGCAAGAACAATGTGAGTCTTGTTAAGTAGTAAGGTGCTAATATTCCACCATCTCTATTCACATAGTTAATGTAGTGGTCTATTGTCATATCCCCAAGTACTTCATCTTCCATAAGTGACTTGTTGATACTGTCAATAAAATCAGCTGTCTCACTATCCTCCTCGTTTCTTTTTACTTTGATATACAAGTAAAGGTCTACCTCTTCCTGAATATCAAATACGTTACCTGATAGTTGGCTTCGTTGTCTTTGTTGTTCTGCATAATCTATAGAAATGGCAGGAAATTTACGAACACTTGTATGGGGTGGCACAGAACCGTTATAAACCGATTCTATCCCGTTTATGTTTTTAATAACTGTATGTATTCTATCTTGTAATTCTCGTGTTGTTACCATTACCTACCTCTTCTAATCTCTGCTACATCGTTAAAGATGCTTCTAGCACTGCGAACATTTCGTCTACCTGTACCAAATAGAACATCATCCATCCAACCTACCCAACCACCAGTGTCTGCCTCTTTTGGATTACGTACACCCTCGTTGGTGAATATACCATGAACGCTAGAAATATTTGCTTCTAAATTCAAGTACATACGGGTTTTTGTACGTCTATTAGAAACATCAAAATTTACAGAATCTTTTAGTTCACCTGAGTTCATATAAGGAAAAGCTCTATCTCTAGGCTCTCTAAGTTTATGCCATTGTGTTCTGGGTAGGTAGTCACTCAAGGCATCTATAAGTGACTGTTCCCAATCTGATAGTTCTGCATATGCTAATTGTTCAACATCGTCAAACACACCAGCTATATACTTATCTATGGTAGTATAAAAGCTCTTTGTGTTTAAATTAACGTCTACAGCAAACATATTAAACTACTATATTTCTATATGGCTGTAAGAACAGTAAGACACCTTCTGGTAAATCCTGTTTTACAAAATCGACACCCACCTTAGTTTGACTATCAAAGCTGGCTACACCATCTCTATTTTGTGACATATCTTTATAAATTTTATCAGCTATTCTAAACATTGAAGTTTTAATGGGTGCTGGTATATCCGCATCAAGATACCCAACGGTATACGTAATTACTACGTTTTGTGTACCTGTTGTAAAGGTATTCACCATATCTACTAAGAAACTACCATTGGTATAATAGTCTGACACATCTTTTGTATCATTTGATACAACTATGGTGTCAATAGAAGCTATTGGTGTATATGGTAGTCTTATAGTGTCTGTGCCATCACCATTGAACGTGTAAGTCAAGCTTTCTTGTTCAATTTTCATGTTACATAGATTTTCAATAAAACTCTCAGCCGACTCTAGAACTAAGGAAAATATCTCATCATATTCTGTGTCTGAATTACCATATTCTATAAAATTCTTAAAATCTGAAAGCAGTCTATGTGACATAATTATCCTTCAGATTTCTTAGGTGCTCTTTTAGTAGCTTTTGGTTTCGTGGTTTCTTTAGGTGGTGGTGTACCCTCAAAGTCAAACAGGTTTGGGAATGTTTTCTTTAAGTATGCGAAGTCTTGCGTAGATATTGCGTGTCTTTCACCTTCTACGAATAGTTTGTCTTTAATTTTTATAGAACCTTCAGTTCTTTTCGTCACGTACATGTATGTCCTTTAATATGGATTTTATTTCTTGTTCTAACTCTTTGGAATGTGTTAAGACTTCTGAGTTACCACCGTATAGAGGCTCTTCCTTTGTCTTATGCTGTTTATATTTATTTAGTAAATATTGTTCGCAGGTAAATGCTGGTTTCCCTGTTTCAAACTGGATGGTATGTAGAGTTTGAATAGATAAATGCTCTCTTGCAAATCTTTCTTTTACTGTTTTGGTTGTTATGCCAATCTTTAGAAACTTTTGGTTGTTTCTAGTGAACTTTATAAAATACAAAATTGTAGGTATATTATAGTAACTGGTAGCACATTTAAGCTGACCGCAAACTGGACATCCTTTGTTCCTCAAATGGTTTGTTGGTGTTTGTTTAAACTCACCGTGCTTAGGACAGGTTATAACTACATCCGTATGAGCACCTTTGTAATCAACCTTTTCATAAGAGTAAAAACCATTATGAACCTTAGTAGCCTTTTCTATAAAATCAGAAGTTGTATATTTAACATTACCAGAACACTTACCACACATTTTACCCTGTAAATGGTTATTAGGAGACTGATTGAACCAACCATGCTGGGAACAACCTATTGTAACGTCAGTATGACTATTTACGTACTTAACCTTTGAGTAATCATACAAATCCCCATGAATAGCTTTCGATTTCTTTATAAAAGCTTCAGTGCTCAATTTAGCATTACCAGAACAGTAGGGGCATCCTTGCCCACCTATATGTTCTGATGGTCGTTGCCAGAACACCCCATGTTCTTTGCAAATAATACAAACTTTTGTTCTGTTATTTTTATAATCTACTTTACTATACTCGTACCTAGTACCATGAGCCTTTATAGAGTCAGCTATAAATTCTTCCGTTGTTTTCTTTTTTGACATT